GGAAGGATCTCCAATTCTTGAGTTCTGGGAAAAAGTCAGACTCCGATGCTAGTTCTCAGGAAACAGAAGAGGCTGAAGACCTTGTTCCCTTTTAATGAAGTTACTTCTAGAAATCCCCCTTAACAGATTAAGCTTTGGCAATGTTTCTTACAACCTTGTCAGAGAGCTTCACAAGCTGGGCGCTGAGATCGGAATCTTCCCCATAGGGGATAACATAGATCTCAGTGCCTTTGAGCTTACTGAAGAGTTGAAGACCTATATAGAGGATGCCATTAATAATAGATACGATTTTCTAAAACCTGAGATCCCTTGTTTAAAATTATGGCATTTAAATGGTAGCGAGAATAGAAAAAATAAAGATCAATATCTCTTTACTTTTTACGAATGTAATCAACCTACTGACCAAGAGGTGGCCTTATGCGCTCACCAAGACCTCACGTTTTTTAGTTCGGCAGACGCTCGAAAACACTTCGAAGCCAAAGGCGTAACAAATACAAAAGCTATACCCTTGGGCTTTGATGAGGATTTTCATCGCACGGAGAAAACCTATCTCAAGGATGTCGTCCATTTTGGATTAATGGGCAAATATGAGAACAGGAAGCACACCCAAAAAATCATAAAGACTTGGCTTAGTAAATATGGGAACAATAACAAATATCAACTCTCCTGCTGCGTCACTAATCCGTTTTTTAAACCAGAGCAAATGCAAGGTTTGATTAATCAGACCTTAGAAGGAAATCATTTTAATAATATTAATTTTATCCCCACGTTAGAGAAAAATAGTGAGGTTAATGAGTTGTTAAATGCGATTGACATTGACCTGACGGGCTTGTCAGGTGGAGAGGGATGGAACCTCCCCGCCTTTAATGCTACCTGCTTAGGAAAGTGGAGCGTCGTCCTCAATGCCACCTCACATAAAGACTGGGCCACCAATGAAAATTCAATTTTAATTGAGCCATCAGGAGAAATGCCCATTGTTGATGGTGTCTTCTTCAGCGAAGGATCTCCCTTTAATCAGGGAACTTTTCATACTTGGACAGAAGACGAAGCGGTCGCGGCGATGGAAAAAGCTGAGACCAAAGTAGGACAACTTAACACAGAGGGTGTCAAAATGGGAGACACTATGACCTATTCCAAAACAGTAGAGAGCATTTTATCCCATATTTTTAAGGATTAAACGCGAGGCATAGCAATTGCTAATAGATAAGCATGAATTCTTTAATTAATACATTGTTTAATGATCTGACATCCAAAACTTACGCTAAGACCGTCAAGTCTTATATTACCGATACGGGAGATGTTTATAATGCTGAAGTAGAACTCCCTGGGTTTGCTAAAAAAGACATTAGTCTTCTTGTCGTTGATAATACTTTATGCGTAACGGCTAAAAATAAAGAAAGGTCTGAAAAATTTAAGCTGCACTTGTGGGACTTGGTATCTGAAGAACATATCAGCGCAGAATTAAAATATGGACTTCTTAAAATTACCCTTCCGAAAAGAACAGTTTCTGATGGCAGGGAAATCCCAATCAAATAATGCCTATTTATGTTTACAAACATCCCGACGAAGAAGAATACAGAGAAGTATTCCAAGGGATGAATGATAAGCATGTTTACGAGGAAGGAGGCGTTGAGTGGAAGAGGGTTTTCCTCTCCCCCAACGCCTCCATTGATAATTCTATAGATCCTTTTAATAATCAACAGTTTATAGATGCCACTTATAACAAAAAAGGAACAGTGGGAGATATGATGGACCTTTCAGCAGATCTAAGCGCCCAAAGAGCCGAAAAGGCAGGGGGTAAAGACCCTGTAAAAGAAAAGTTTTACAACAATTATGCCAAGGAGCGGGGGGGAGCAGAACATCCAAACCGCAACAAAGAAAAGGGCTACGAAAGCAAGAACGTAAAAATTGAATACGACTAAACAATAGTTGATCGGATTGTTAGACCCGTCGTTTCTGTCACCTGAAAAGAAAACTGAGCATCAAAAGACATTCTATTATTCACGGGCATTGAATAGTTATAAGAGATTAATTTGGCATCTTGGATTTGATAAGTTAGGTTATCCTCATATTCTTCGCCTGTGTTAGGAGCTAAAACTAATTCAAAATTATATCCAGAATCACTGTCCAAAACTCCTGTAAGTTCACCAGCATCAAATCCCGAAACTAAGGACGATACTGAAAATGTTCCGTTTGCTGGTAATTGTGCCTTTCTCCCATAAGCGAAGTCGTTTCCCAGCCCATAGTTAGAAACGCGAGGCAAATCTACAGACAGATCCAAGGCTTGGACGAGATGTGTTCCAGCGAGATTTTGTCCTCCTACTTGCAAATTTTGTAAGGTTATTGAACTTTCTGCATCATTTTGATTTAGAATCGATGGTTTTTTGTCCCCATGTTGGAAATTAAATATCTGCAAACCTGCCCCATCTTTATTCCCTCCCGTTAGGTTAATAGCGGGAGAGTTTCCGCTAGCGCCTGTGGTCGTTTCATATTCCATGTTAGAACAAATATAAGAGGTAGACACAAGTGGAAGTGCCCCCACACCGTAAGTCATACCATAAGTCGTGGGGAAACAATTTCCGAAGGATATAATTTCATACCCACTCAAGTTAATCTCGTCATCGTCACCAGGAGTAATAACTATGTCATCTAAAGCGTCATCTTGTTGGTTGGGAGCATTAAATACATAAAAATTAGTAGAAGCCCCAAGCCTTCCAGAGAAAAAAGGAACAGTCCTAGATGTTGCGGCCAGCGGACAAAACAATCCATTTATTTCATTGTTCGCAGAAACGTCAGGGATATAGCTTAAACTTAACTGAACATCTGGTTGGTTAAAAAAATCTCTCGAAACAAACTCTTGAGTGCCAACCTGTTTTAAATTTTGTCTTGGAAAACCCACTGAATATGTGCAGGACTGGACAGTGTTATATAAATTTAAATATCGATCATTTATACTAAATGCCGTATCGTCGTCCGTCATCGCCACAAAAGAATTTGGGCTCTTTAATATGTTTCTAGACATTTTAACTATCCTGTGTTTCGAGAGCGGTGTGACCAATGCCGACGCAGAGGTCGTAAAGGAGTCCCGCTAGAGTTTCTGTTTGAGCGGCAGTCAGTCCCGAAGTTATCCCCGCAGTAGAGACATCTCCAGCGGTATCCCCACCCCAGACATAAATTGGACTTGAAGAGACATCACCACCGCCCATCGTATCGGTTACATTCTCCGCGACCCTCGCCGCCTTTATTCTTGTAATTGATGCGGTATTGCCATTCCGAGAGGCGACAAATACGCCATCTTGTTTGTCCAATGTCGATTTAAGATAAGTTGTGTTGCCAGCTCGGAAGGCGGTCGCGTCACCTACTGCATCTTGCTTTAGTTGCATCATCTTGGCTGTCGGGGTTGACTCCTCCCATGTGCTGACGTAGGCAGATGATTGGACCTCCATACTTGTGCCAGCGAAAAAAGCCCCACAGTTATCCTCAGTGATTCCTAGAGCTGTCATTATTGTAGGAGTGCCTACAGATCCCACAACCATCTTAGCATTATTATCGAAGGTGGCATAACCAAGACCATCCGAATAATCAGGCGGCTCATCAACCCACTCATCCTTCGTTGCGGTCGGATTTATTACATCACGCGATGCGGCGGCTCGATTAAACCCCGCAAGCCACACTCTTACCATCTTTGATGACAGACCCTCAGTGGCGAGCGCATTAAAGAAGTCTGAGATGGCGTTTTTCTGAGGACCAGTAAATATGTATCCATCATTCGTTTCCACCTCATCAATATATGTCTGTGCGTCTGTATTTAGAGCTGTGCCCTGAAGCGCCTTTGGCACTATCCCCAGAGGGTCTTCTTTAAGATTAACCGTTAAATTATTAGAATTAAAATAAGTCCACGTATGCGTCCAACTCGGGCAATAGTAAACTTTCGGCCTATTATAAACAGAGGGGATTTGATGTTCGAATCTTCTGTAACCCCCTTTATTTTCTAAAAAGTGGAGCATACTCTTTAACTGGTGATCTGATATATTGCTGTAAGTATAACTCATATCAAACGTAGCCATATTGTCGTTTGTTTTGAAATGTTGAGCGAAGGAATTTTTGTAGTGCAAAAGATCTGATTTAATTTTCACATCGTTTTGTGTTCCGATATCAGGCTCAAAGAAAAACTCCTTCGTCCACATAGGGGTCGCCCCCGTAGGGCTATTCGCGTCGGATGATGTGTGGTCTCCACTACAATAATAAAAGTTCTCTAGCTTATTGTCATTTATGGTATCGTCTGAGTTCAAACCAAAATAAGCTACATCATACTTTTTGTAAGATGTAGATCGAGCCCAATTCTGGAAGGGAACATTAGCGAAGTTACCGTTTTTCCAGTTTAATAAGGTGGGGGCATGATCAACATTGAGACTAGTGGCTACTTCAAAGTGTTGGTTGTTTATAAAATTAACTGCATAGTTATCACAAACCCCCGAAACAGTTTTATAAATTCCACCATTGTCAGGAGCAAACTTTATAGGCAAATGACCTGACTGATTTTCGAAGAAGGATATGAGGTTTTTAGCGTTCGTCTCATTCACATCATATTTGAGGGAAAATTTAGCCCCCAAACTATTTATCGACAAAGGTATTAAATTGTAATAAAAATCATCAGTTACATAGCTGTGGTTGTTTCCTTTAAACTCAACTGTCGAACCATAAACAGGAGTAAGCGAAAGATCTGACAATTCAGCAGGAACTGTGACCCCTGAAATATTAGTATCTCGGTTATAAAATAAAGCTTCGCTCATGAGTGACCTACATAGTTAAGAGTTAAACG